GCGGGGACGCGCGAGTCCCAGTGAACGTGATCGAGGGTGGTGAGCGTCCGGCGATCAGTGCTGCTCGGAACGCCTTCCACGTCGGTCAGCAGAAGGTGCATCGGAACCGGATGGACCGGGACGTGTTCAAGCCCAACGCCAGGATCGGACGGCACGCGGGTGAGACCAAGGCCTACCGCTCCATCGCCAACGCCTCCCCACTCAGGTCCGGGAAGCGGGTCGCGGTCGGGTCCACCAAGATCGGATCGGGTCCGACCAAGGCCGTACTGAGGACCAAGCAGGGTGCGACCCTGGCTGCGGGAGCCGCTCTGCTCGGGACCTCTGCTCACCTCCACCGGAAGAAGAGCTGATGAAGCCACTCATGAGCGATGCGGAGATGCGTCGCCGGCAGAAGCTCCAGGGCAAGATCGGGCGGACCACCTCCACCCTGGGTCTGTCCGGCGTGGCGCTGACCGGTGCAGCGATCGCGACCAAGAAGAAGCCCGGCTCGCTGAAGGCGATCACCAAGGTGCCGGGTCTGAGCAGAGTGAGTCACGGCGGGCTGAAGAACGCGGCCTTCCACACCTCGATCGCTGCCGGTGGTATCGGCGGTGTCGGCGGGTTCAACCAGGCGAGCATCTACTCGGCTGAGTCCAGGAAGCGCAAGGCGGCGGCTGTGGTGAAGAAGGGGTTCGGCATGGAGATGGGCTACTACGGCGAAGAGGGGAAGCCGCTGACGCACGAGGAGATCGAGGCCGAGATCGAGAAGGCCTGGACGCCCTCTGCTTCCAACTTCGACTCCGAGCGCAGCCGGCACAAGCGCACCAAGGGCTACGAGGGCGGTGCTCTGGTCGGGGCCGGAGCTGGTGCTGCGTACGCCACTCGGCACGGAGTGAAGGCCGGCAAGGCCGCCAGCAAGATCAAGTCCAAGGAGATGACGCCGGTACTGCACCGAGTGAACTCCGCAGGCCAGCCCTACCGGATAGGGCTCGGGTCTCAGGGGGAGAAGGCCATCTCGACCGGTTCCCTGAAGAAGCTGGGAGGCCACAGCGGGAAGGCTGCGGTGGGTCTGGCCGCAGTGGGTGGCGCTGCTGCCACACACTCCGCGATCAAGCGGAAGAAGCAGAGTGGATGGCAGTCCTACGCCAAGCGCGATGCCACATCAGCGTTCGGGGTCGATCACAGCGACAACCCGAATGGACAGCACCGTGAGACTGAGAACTAGAGGTAGATGAGATGCCACGACCGAAGAACCACCTGACCGACATGGAGATCGACGAGATCTCCACCGTCGACAAGGCCGCGAACCAGCACTCACGGTTCGTCATCGCGAAGCGGGCTCCCGAGGAGGAAGAGATGCCCAAGCTCTACAACCAGGAGGGCCAGCCCCTCGACGAGGATCAGCTGGAGTTCGGCGACATCGTGTACGACGACGCAGGCGCTGCCTACGAGTACGTCGAGAACGAGGTCGAGGACGAGCCGGCGAAGAAGGAAGACCAGGACGAGCCAGTGCCTGAGCTCGCCGGAGTCGGGAAGAGCGCCTTCTTCGAGAAGTCGGCTCCGAAGACCGGCAGCTTCAGCGCATCGGTGATGGAGGAGCTCTCCAAGGCGTTCTCCGACAACGACCGTGACGCGGTCATCGCCAAGGCGCTCGGCCGGGTCGAGGAGCTGGAGAAGGCACAGGAGGAGTCGGCCAAGATCGCCAAGTCCGAGCGCGACCTGCGCCTGACTCGCGAGTACATCTCCAAGGCCGCGGAGTACAACCTCCCGATCCCTGCTGACGAGCTCGGTCCGGTGCTCTACCGGATGGCCGAGTCCATGAGCTTCGACGACTGCAAGGTGATCGCCAAGGCGCTGGAGACGGCCGGCGACATCATCTTCGAGGAGACGGGCTACACGGGTGGCGGCGACAACTCCGACGTGTACTCCCAGGTCGAGGCTCACGCCTACGACCAGTTCGGGAAGTCGGAGGGCTTCGACTCCGTCTCAGCCATCAATACGGTGTTCGACCAGAATCCGGACGCCTACGACGAGTACCTGCGCTCGCAGCAGGCCCGGTAGAGGAGGAAGTAGCTCATGGCCTACGAAGAGAGCCTCCGGTCGATCACGCTGAACGCGGACTCGTCCCTGGGCATCTACACGGGAGTCCCGGGTCAGCCCGGCTCCCCTGATCCTCACGGAGGGAAGCAGTACCACTTCGTGAAGGTGACCGGGGTGCACCAGGTCGGCCTCGCGGGCGCGACTGGCGCTGTGGTCGGTGTCCTGCAGAACAAGCCGCAGGGCACTGGGCAGGCTGCCACGGTCGGGTTCCACGGCGTCTCGAAGGTGGTCAGCGACGTGGCCATCACCGCCGGCGACTCGATCCAGGTGTCTGCCGATGGGCAGGCCGCCAAGACCGGTGCCGGCCCCGTAGTCGGTATCGCCCTGTCCACCACCGCCAACCCCGGAGAACTCGTCAACGTTCTCCTGACGATCTGAGAGGAGAGAAGCCATGCCGAACCCCACTCAGAGCGATCTCCACGTCAACGTTCCGCTGACCAACGTCTCTGTGGCCTACATGCAGGACAAGGCCCAGTTCATCGCCGACAAGGTGTTCCCTCGGGTCCCCGTGCAGAAGCAGAGCGATCTGTACTGGAAGTACTCCAAGTCCGACTGGCGCAGGACGGACGCGCAGAAGCGTGCGCCCGGCACCGAGACGGCCGGAGTCGGCTGGAAGGTCGACACGGGGCAGTACTTCGCCGAGGTCTGGGGTGTCCACAAGGACATCGACGACCAGGTCCGGGCGAACGCTGACTCGAACTGGAGGCTCGACTCTGACGCCACCACCTTCGTCACGAACCAGCTCCTGCTGCGCCGTGACCTGGACTGGAACGACAAGTTCTTCAAGACGGGCCAGTGGGGTACGGACCTCGCCGGCGTGACGGGCACCGTGGGTGCCGGCCAGTTCCTGCAGTGGAGCGACCCGGCCTCGGACCCGATCGTGCAGTTCGCCGACCTGCAGACGAACTTCGTGGAGCAGTCAGGCCGCAAGGCCAACACGCTGGTCCTCGGTGCTCGGGCGATCACCCAGCTGAAGAACCACCCGGACATCATCGACCGGATCAAGTACACCCAGCGTGGTGTCGTGACCACCGACCTGCTCGCGTCGCTGTTCGACGTGGAGCGGATCCTGGTCAGCTACGCGACGGTGACCGACGTGGCCGAGCTGAACGACGCGAAGGCCCAGGACGCTGCGGCGACCTACCGGTTCATGTCCAACTCCAAGTCGGCGCTGCTGGTCTACACCCCCAGCTCGCCGTCGCTGATGACCCCGGCCGGCGGCTACACCTTCACCTGGAACGGGTACCTGGCTGGCAACAGCTACGGGATCCGGATGAAGAACTTCCGGATGGAGCCGATCGCTGCGGACCGCATCGAGGGCGAGATGACCTACGACATGCGTGTCGTGGCCAAGGACATGGGCATCTTCCTGTCCGCCGCGGTGGCGTAACCGATCTACTCTGAGACGGGCTGTGGGTTCCGGCCCGCGGCCCGTCTCTGACGAGGAGCACATGATGGAGAGTGCGTTCGGGGTAGACCACGGAGAAATCTCGAAGAAGGGACCGCTCTCGGCTTCGATGACCATCAGGGGTGCCAAGCTGAGCCCTGTGGTCGGACGCGGACTGCCCGGGAAGCGCGCCAAGGCCATGTCTCCGCTCACCGCTGGTAGTGCTGCAGCCGGGAAGCACCGGCTCGGTGGCGGTACCCACTCATCCGGACTGTTCGCGAGGTAGGAGCGCAGATGCCACAGCTGCTGAAGAACGAGGGGATCTCCTTCGTCGCGGCGAAGAACTTCACCTACGCCGGCGAGGACTTCGTGATGGGCCAGGAGTTCCCGGAGGAGAAGGCCCGCAACGTCGAGACGCTCATCCGCGCACGGTTCCTGCTCCCGGTGCTCGAAGAGGGCCACCTGCGGCCCCGGCACTGGCACACCCACATCCGTACTCGGGAAGAGGCCGAGGAGTACCTGAACCGGGAGCGAGTGCAGCTGAGGATGCCGCACGAGCCGGACTCAGACGAGGTCGTGGACATCCCGGTCCTGACCCACCCCGAGGACACCCCAGAGCCGGAGGGCGAGGGTGAGGACGCTCTGGCTCCCACTCAGGAGTCCGAGTCGGCTCCTGAGCCCCCGGAGAGCCTGGAGGAGACCTACGACCCGGCCGAGCACAACGTGGAGGCGGTCCTGGAGTACATCGCCGAGCATCCCGAGCAGAGGGATGAGGTCCTGGCGATGGAGCGGGCGAACCGTGGTCGCAAGGGGATCGTGGGGGAGGACTGATGGAGTCAGCATTCGGCATCGACCACGGCGAAGAGGTCTCCAAGCTGGGCATCGGCGGGTTGGGGACCAAGATCGGCCAGAAGACCATGAAGATCGGCCAGGGACTGCGCCAGTCTGGGGCCAACAACATGGCCATGGGTCGCAAGGCCGGTGGCGGGTTCGGTGCCGGCATGCAGGTCGGTGGCGCGAAGCGAGTCCAGGCTGGAGGCCAGTTGCGCAAGCTCGGTCAGGGCATGCAGAAGCGTCCCGGTCTGACCGGCGGTCTCGCAGTCGGTGGTGGCGCAGCTGGCGTCGGTGCTGCAGGAGGCATGTTCGCGAACCGGCAGCGGCGGTTCTGATGCAGAGCGCGTTCGGGATCGACCACGGCGACGAGATCACCAAGATCCGTCTGCCCAGGCGGCCAGTGAAGACGCCGCCCCCGCGCGCGCCCTCGCGAGCCAGCCAGATCGGCGGGAAACTGAACCGACTCGGCGAGAAGGACATCTCGATCAAGGAGCTGGGCGGAAGCGCAGGGCGAGGCGTCGGCAACGTCGGCAGCTTCATGCAGCGGCACCCGGGTCTCACCGGTACTGCACTGGTGGGAGGAGGCGGCGCGGGAGGCTACAAGGTCATCACTGACAGGCAGAGGAAGAAGGCCCGCTGATGACCTACACCTACCTCGGCGCTGGTACCACCGACAAGGACACCGTCCGGTTCCTGCTCCAGGACACTGACCCGTTCAACGCGAACGAGTGGCAGGTCTCCGATGAGGACATCCAGTGGGCCTACGACACCTGGTACCCGCTCTACCACTCCCTGCAATATGTCGCGGCGAGCATCGCTGATACCATCGCGGCGCGTTACGCACGCGAGGCGTCCTACAGCGCCGACGGGGTGTCCGTCAGTCTCGGGCCGGTGGGGGACCAGTACCGAGCGCTGGCGGTGAATCTGCGCCAGCAGTACCAGGCGCAGCTCGTTGGGACGGTCCCATCTGCGGGTGGGATCGAGCCCAACGAGCCCCTGGAGCCCAACACCAAGGCGTTCGCCTTCGGCAAGGGCATGCACGACAACATGGAGGCCGGCGCTCAGGACTACGGCGGGGTCTACCCGCCGGACATCCCGCTCACCGGGAACCAGAACGTGCCCGACTACGAGAAGGTCGTCGAGCCGTGAGGTCCGCCTTCGGGGTGGAGCACTTCGCCAAGAGCTACACCAAGATGGCCCCGAAGCTGGCTGGGGCCCTGAAGTCGGTCGACCCGGCCAAGGCCACCACGATGGCCGGCAAGCTCCGTCACCACGCCGGGACCCTGCGCCTGGAGGCCGGTCACGTCGGTCGGACCCAGGGCTCGATGTCGCGCGGGTTCCCTCGGTCGATGGCGCAGCAGGACCGGAGTGAGTCTCGGCTGCTCACCACCGGAGCGATCAACGCCAACAAGCCGAAGCGGTTCCTGCCATGAGCACCACTCCCACGAGCTCACCGATCAGCGCCTACTCCCGCCAGTGGGTCCGGAACCGGGCCACCGCGGTGATGGAGTACACCTGTCGGATCGAGCGGTCAGGGGTCCCGGAGGGGTACGACGAGGACACCCTGATCTACACCGCCGAGGGGGTGGCCACGGTCATCTACGAAGGAACCTGCCGGATCTGGGAGGTGGCCAACGCCTCCTCGGTGGTGGTGGGGGACACCGACGTCTACCAGATGACGACCAACCTCTCGATCCCCTGGGACACACCGGAGGAGATCAAGCGCTACGACGTGGTGACCATCCTGACCTCGCACACCGATGACCAGATGGTCGGGAAGCGGTACGAGATCCAGACCGTCGCCAAGGCCGGGGAGCTGCGCGCCACTCGTCGCTTCGAGGTCACCGGGCTCATGTGATGGGCGCGGTCGGACAGGCGGACATCTCCCGGCTGGCGGATGCTCTTCGCCAGACCGCGGACCAGTCCCAGATCACCACTCAGCAGGTCCTGATCGGGGCCTCCAACCAGATCCTGGCGGAGATGGAGTCGCGGGTCCCCGTCGACACCGGGAAGCTGCGGACCTCGCTGCGGATCAAGGTCGATCCCGATCGGGTCACGATCGGTCCGGACGAGAACATCGCCCCCTACGGCGGCTACGTGGAGTTCGGCACGAAGGCGCACACGATCCGTCCGAAGAAGCCGGACGGCGTCCTGGTGTTCAAGATGAACGGGAAGACGGTCTACACCAAGAAGGTCCATCACCCTGGCACCAAGGCCCAGCCGTACGTCCGCCCTGCGTTTGAGGCATGGGTGGACTCGCTTGGGACGATGGCAGCAGAAGCGAACATCAAGGTGATGAAGGACGGTGCGAGGTCGTGCCTAGCTCGATCTCACGAGGACCGATCACCTCTCGACTGCTGGTCGAGCTGGAGACCGAGGGCTTCCCCGTGGGCGACAACGCCTCGCCGACTTCCCCGTTCGGGTGGCAGGGAGAGCCGAACGAACCAGGGACTACCTTCACTCCCTGGCTCTCCCTGTCACCTGGGGCAGCCAGCCTGCAGGCTCCCAGTGGGGCACTGGGAGACAGCCAGTCCGAGTGGCGACTGAGCTACTCGGTGGTCTACGCCGGCATCTCCCGGAAGCAGACGGAGGCGCTGGCAGACCGGATGAGGTTGAACCTGACGAACATCGCCAGGGAGAACGTGGACTCCGACACCGGCGCGTGGCGGATCCAGAAGATCACCTGCACCACGATCGGCAACACCAACCGGATCGGGTCTGCCTATCCGGACTACTTCACACAAGCGGACTCGTTCGAGGTCTGGGTCACGAAGGGATAGAACATGCCACGAGCACAGCAGATCAAGGTCACCAAGGACGGCCAGGAGGGCTTCGTCCTCCGCGAGTCGGTCGCCGCCTGGGAGCGCAACGGCTGGACGGTTGCGGATGATGAGAGTAGTGAGAAAGAAGCCGACGAGGTCACCGACAGGCCCATGGAGACCCAGAACAAGGCGGCGAAGAAGACGACCACGAGGAAGGCCGACTGATGGCACGGATCATCCCGAATGAGAACACCTGGATCGGGTTCTCCATCGCCTCGATCAGTGACATCGAGGCCCCCACGTCCGCACAGGTCGCGGCTGCTGTCGACCTGACTGGGTACTGCATCAGCCTGAACGCATCCTCGCGTGGCAACACGGTGCCGACCCCGTCGTTCGACTCGCTCTTCGAGACCAGCACCGCTGGCACCTCGGCTGCGACCTTCGACGCGGACTTCTACCGCGATGACGACGACGACCTCGCCTGGGAGACCCTCCCGCGCGGGACTCGTGGGTTCTTCATCATCGCCCGGTTCGGTGGCACGGGTACCGACAACCTCCCGATCGCGGCCGACGAGGTCGAGGTCTGGCCGGTGATGATCACCTCGCGGACGATGGCGAACATGAGCTCCAACACGGTGCTCACCTTCACCGCGTCCTGCTCGGTGAACGTGGAGCCGGCCGAGGCAGCGATCGTCGCGGCGTAGGTCCTGGGGAGGGATAGCATCAGATCGACTACATCCCTCCGCCCAGGAAGCGACCGATGCCCAACACCACAGCCAAGACCGCAGAGGCCCGTCAGAAGCAGTCCACTGCGTCCAAGCGCG